CATAAAGTCATTATATAACAAGAAAATAAGTAGGTCAACATAAAACTGGAAGTATGAGGTGTGTGACTGTCATTTAATATCCATTTTTTGATTGCATGATTCTCTTTTTAGTTGTATAAATAGTTAATCAATAAAAATTAAGGAAGATTATGAAAAGACCAACTCTAACAGAAGCAAAAACATTCTTTTATCAAAATGCGCCGTTTGTTATGGACGAGTATCAAGATATGAAACAAGATTATGGTGAGTTTTTTGCTGCACGATACATCATTGAAATACTAATTGATTATAGAAATAATGAGAAGGAAGCAAGTAATGGATAGAATTGTAAATCCACTTAATGCCGTAGGATATTCAGACTGGGGTATTAAGCGTACAATTCGAGAAGCAGAGAATGTTTCACGTTGGAATCCGTGGAAGTGTCATGAATGGATGGAAGAAGCTAGAGACCGCATGGATTTAGACAATTTATTTCATGAAGAGTATGATTCAGCAGTACGTCGAATCAATACTCATTGGCGTATGCTTCCTAGATTTAGACATCACAATCCCGACGAATTTTGGAAAAGGGATAAAGTTAGCTACCCACCAATGTATTTGGAACTCATGGTTGATGATTCTGAATGGTAGAATTTTATATTTGCAACCACCCACAAAACTATGCTATTAATAAGAGGTAAATTATGTATTTTAAACTTGTGTCAAAAAATGGTTATCGTGATCTAGTAAGGAACGCGCGTCGAATATGTGTTTCACAGCTGAGTGAAGAAGAAAAAAGCGCAGCTTTTGTAGAGCTGTATGAAATACTCAAGGATAAACTCTTCGAGTCTACGCGTTCACTTAATGTTGAAGCAGCTTATGCAGATCGTTGTATTCACTGGAACCAGCGTGACATTGACCAGATCAAGCCTGTAAACAATATGAGAAATCCGTGGCTACGCTTCAAACGTGAGTTTGAACAGTGTTTGGATGGGAAAATGCCGTCTAAAAATGTTGAGATAGCTTTGGCTTGGTTCTATGCAGCTCCGTATCGTGATGATTGGATTGCTTCCTAATACGACCGTAGGGAGTGTGCGAGCGCAGCCGGTACAGCTGCGCTCTTTTTTATAAGTGAATTGAATAATGACAACAAAATATGACGACATGGTATGGAAAATACTAGGTGGTATGCCCATTGAAGTATTTGACGAAGATGACGATACTGTTTGGGAAAATGAAACCTGGGAGTTAGTAACAGTCAGAAGTGAAGGAGACTATAAAGACTCAAGAGCTATTGGTTCTGCTAATTTAATAACTGCTTTGAACATGGTTCATCAGAGATTGCTAGTAGACGGCACTATATCTGATGATATAACAGCACTAAGTCATGAAATCTTTAATAATATATTGGAGACATTTACAGAAGATAAACTTATCAGGAAAAGACCTGAGAATATAAGAAAAACATTTCAACTAATAAACTAGGAAAAACAAATGGAAGTAGCACTAAAAGCAGAATTACGTAAAGAAATCTCACGTATTGTAGATTTGATGATTCAAGGAGAAGCAATCAGAGAGTCTATTAATGAACTTAAAAAAGATATTAAGTCGGAATATGATATTCCTGTAGCAACTATTACTAAAATTGCTACCATTGTTCGTAAAGAGAATTTACAAGAAGAGGAAGACAAGTGGGAAGAAATTAAAGACTATGTAGCAGCGTGTATGTAAATGTATAGAATAATGGTCACAGGGGATTCGTGGTCAGCAGGGGAGTGGGATCCAACTCTCACTCCCGAAGAGACCAGAGCTTTTGCTGAAAAATATTCTATATCTAGATACTTACGAGACTTAGGTCATGAAGTAGCACATGCTGCTAATCCTGGTTGGGGTGATTTTGTGTCTTTAAGTTGTCTAATGAGTCATGCGATAGGATTTGATTTTGTTGTATATGTTAAAACTTGTGCTACACGAGACTTTAAACACTTAACTCCAGAACATCATAGAGCATATACTACTACTGATTTGTTTGAAAAAATTAAATTAGTAAAAGAATTAGAATATAACATACTAGAGCAGTATAAAGATAAGTTAATATTGTTGGGTGGTATAGAAAAAATTGAAGCTGACTTTGATTGTTATTTCAAGATTCCTAGTATTACTGAATTTTTCTATCCTGATTTTGAAGATACTACTATATTTGGGGATTATACACACTTTGAAAAATATTCAGATGGTGACAAAAAAGGTGCAATGAAACTTTGGGAACTTTGGGAGCACAAACATAATTTTTGGAAAGACCACCCTGAATATTTTGCTTCAGCTACTGATCAAGTTCATCCCAATAGAAAAGCAACTAAAGCTCTAGCTGAGTTTATTCATGAGCAACTTCGCTAATTTTTTATGACTAGAGGCTCCTGCATGAGAATTGTCAGGGGCCTTATCTTTATGTTTTTCTAAATCTAAATGAAACTCTATATAGTCATCTGTTAATTCTTCTAATAGCAGTTGCAGATGAGGAAAACAACAATGATGAATCATAGGTATATTAGCTCTTTGTGCAAGTAGTATTTGTTTAGATACTGCACCACTCCATAGACGTTGTACTAGTGTAGTTTCTGAAAAGTATAACATACCTGCTGCATGCCATGCAGCTTTATGTTCTTTAGTATTTCTAGTATTACTTAGTATTTGCTCAGATAGTATCCAATTTCTATAGTATTTTTCATTTCTTAAAATATGATTAGCTACTATAAATCCTTGTTGACATTTATTTCGAGCATCCCATACTTCCCATCTATATTCACTGGTATGTCCTACAACAATCAAATCAGGTTTTAGCTTGACAGCTTGTTCAATTTGTGTTGTAATAAGATATTCAGACGCTCCACTTTGCGCTAAATTTTTAACAGTAGAATCTAACAGATAAGGATAGGCTTGAGTTTGTTTTTCAAGACCTTCTCCTTGTGTAAAACTATCTCCACAGGTAATTATGAACATAAATAATGAAATCTTTGTAGTAGGAAACTCTTGGTCGATACCAAGTGATGAAGCACCTATACCCGCTTTTGACCAATTAGGTTTAAAAAATCGTTATGAAGAAGCAGGAATAACTTTGGATGCTCAGGCTAATTATATCATAGAGAATAATCTTGTCAATCGTTTTAAAGTTATTTGGCTAGTAGGTCATCATCACAGAGCTGATCCTAAAGGAAATGGAGAATATCTACTACCTTATGGTTGGGGACTAGGTGATGTTTGGGGCAAACTAACACAAGACATTTGGTTTAAAAAAATTACACGTATGGCTTGGTATGAAAGAACAAATGCTTTATTTGTAAAAGCAGTATTAGGGGAGGCTACAGCCGATAACTTAATGTTGATTCCTGTTTATAGACCTAATATTATAGAACAACCTATGATAAAAGGTCATCCCTGTATATGGGAATATTATTTGAGAGATTTAGCTAAAGATTATGCAGATGGGAGAGGCCATATAAATCAACAGGGTCATAATCATTTTGTTTTACGACTAGCTTCGGAGGTACAAGAAAGATGGCAGATTACATTGCAGAAGAGTGGAGAGATGCAATTGAGATCGGATTTTCGACGGAGATAGCTAAAAAAGCAGATAAAATTGTAAAATATTGCACAGCAAACTACGTTAAACACGCGCATCAATGGAAATGTGATTTTGCAGGTAAAGCAGCTATACTTTTAAAACCTGGAGAGGGTTATGAATGGCATTTTGATAATTTAGACTTTGCAGAAAAAAGACTTACTACCTCTAGACCTGGACGTTTCTGGACTCATATGGTATATCTGACACAAGGAAAACCCTTTGAGCTAGGTAGTTGGAATCCAGAAGGTGCTAGAGTACTAGAAACAGATTTTTCTGCTCCAGAACCTGACAACATAATAGCTAGAATATATCCTGAACCAGGAAAAACAGTATTATTTCCATGTTTTATGGTTCATAGAATACAACCTATAGTAGATAACTACAGATGGGCATTTGTAGATTTTATAGATACGCCTAATTATTCTACTAAAACTAAAATAGATTTAACCTCAATATTTAAAAGGTACTTTGATGAACATACTAGGAGTAAGCTGCTATCATCACGATAGTGCAGCAGCAAGTATAAAAGATAATATAATTGTGGGAGCATCTCATGAAGAACGTTTTTCTCGTAATAAATATGATAATAATTTTCCAATTCATACTATTAATTGGTTAAAAGATGCTTATGAAGATTTTGATTATGCAGTATTTTATGAAGAAACTACTTATAAAAGATTTAAAAGAGATATTAAAAAAGTAACTAAAGCAAAACCTGTATTAGTAGATCATCATGAAGCCCATGCCATGAGTTCTATAATTACTACTGATTGGGATAAATGTGCAGTTATGGTAATAGATACTGTAGGAAATAAGTTTTCTACTTCTCTAGGCACTTATCATAATGGAAAATTTACTTGGTTAAAACGTATGCGTTATCCTAACTCATTAGGATTATTTTATAGTTCTGCTACTCGATTTTTAGGTTTACAGCCTTTATCTGACGAATCTCAAGTAATGGCTGCTGCTGCTTATGGTACTCCTAAATGGTCTAAATATATTAGAGATAATATTTTACATTATAATTATAAAGGTGACTATACCATTTTACAAGATCTACAACGTGGTGTAGGTTATGGCACTCTAGATTGGGATATAGCAGCCTCTGTTCAGAACGTGACTCAAACAATTATTGCTAATATGGCTAGTTGGTTACAACAAGAAACAGGTATGACTAAACTTGCATATGCTGGTGGGGTTGCATTAAATTGTGTTGCTAATACAGAAATTTTAAAACATACTAATTTTATAGATATAGCAATCCAACCTGCTGCAGGTGATGCTGGTTGTGCTTTAGGTGCTGCTGCTTTATTAGAACGTCCAATGCACTATACACCTTATTTAGGTGTTAATGCCAGTAGAGGACTACACGCTAATGATTATGCTAGTAAAATTTTAAAAGGAGAAATAGTTGCAGTTATTGAAGGACCAGCTGAGTTTGGACCTAGAGCGTTAGGAAATCGTAGTTTGCTATGTTTGCCGACTGATGATAATATTAAGAAGTTAAATAAAATTAAAAATAGAGATGAAGATTCATGGAGACCATATGCGCCTATTTGCCAAAAAGAAGAAACTTCAGACTGGTTTCATGTAACTAAATCTTGTCCGTATATGTTACATATAGCTAAGATTAAAAAAGGTCCATTTGTTACCTATGATAACTCTGCTAGATTACAAACAGTTTCTCAACATTCTAATTTATTTTTATGGCGTATATTAGAGCAGTGTAAAAATAATGGACATTCTATTCTAATAAATACAAGTTTAAATGGTAAAGGAAAACCTATTGTCAATACCGTGGACGACCTCAAAGAAATACAGTTATATAACGAACTGTGCTACT